GGTGGACTTTCTATCAGGCGTGGCAGTTGGGTGGGCTTCGTTTCACCTTCTACTGACACTTAAAGGTGATTTTTGGTTTAACAAATCCCTACAACAAAGTGAGGTGGAGAAATGAGCGAGGCTAAATGGTACGAAGTAACACTTACCCAGACATTCTTAGTAAAGACTGAGGATATAGCAGGGACTATGAATCTTCATAAGTTCAGCACTTTCCCTGACCTAGACCCTGACACTGAGGTTAAGTTCCAAGATGGAGAAGAAACCTATCGTGAGGTGTTTTTCTGTAACTGTGGCGAAGATTGTGGTTGTGATACTCAGGTTAATACTGAGGGTCAAGATTGTGATGATTGTTTTATAGCGCGGGAGATTGAGGCAAATTGTTTGCAACTAGGGCATAACATCGGATTCCCGTGTGAGAAGTGTGAAATTGCCGCCGCTATCGCTAGGGGTGAGAAATGACTTCTCTACTTTACCGTTTTAGCCGTATCTACTTTACTGAAATGAGAAAGAAGTGAACCTAGACGAATTAATTTGGCAATGCGGAGATTGCGGTAATACCTACGAATACTCAGTTAAGTATTGCGTTAATAACTTGCTCGATAAAGTAGCAGCAGAGAAGGCTCACCATGACTTTATGGAAGAGCAATACGCGAATGAACCTAATCAAACAACTAAAGATGCTATTGAGGAAGCGAGGAAGATGAATGACCGCGATGAATTGCTGGCAAAGATAGACGATGAAGGCGAGTTTTACGTTCAATACTTGGATTGTAAACCTGTCTTTATATCAGCCCTTCGCGCAGTAGTGGAATTGCATAAGCCAGTTGAAGTTCCTCATAATGATTACGCTACTGGACTGGGTTGTTCTGCACCTAGTTGCCTTGATAAATATGCTGAACCCAGCCCTTACCCTTGCGAAACTATCCAAGCGATTGAGAAGGAGTTAGAGTAATTGTTTACGGGGACACTTTTACCGTATCAGGTTGAGGCCGTAGAGGCTATGGTTGCACGCAAAAAAATGCTTGTAGCTTACGATCTTGGTTTAGGTAAGACTGTTCTAACAATTGCTGCACTTGAGGAACTTGCACCAACAGAACCTGGTATCATAATTTGTCTATCCTCACTGAAGTATCAGTGGGCAGAACAGATTAGGAAATTCACTGGTGGCACTGCAAGTCCTTTGGTCATTGATGGAACGAAGAAACAACGGGAGCTTCAATACGCCGATGCCCTTTCAGGAGAGTACACGCATATCATCCTCAACTATGAGCAAATTGTTAACGACTGGGATAACGGAGTTAACGGGCTCCCAAAGGGATTTATCGTATGCGATGAAGCCACAGCAATTAAATCTTTCAGATCAAAACGATCCAAATACGTAAAGAAGCTTGAAAGCCCTATCCGTTTTGCCTTGACGGGCACACCTATTGAAAACGGAAAACCGGAAGAGCTCTACAGCATTATGGAGTTTGTAGACAAAAAAGTCCTAGGTCGTTTCGACTTATTTGATAAGACATTCGTTGTTCGTAACCATTTTGGGGGCGTACAAAGCTACCGCAACCTATCTACGTTAAGTACCAAGATGAAGGAAGCATCAGTACGCAAGCGCCAGCAAGATCCAGACGTAGCACCATATCTACCGGATACTATCTTTGCAGAGCCTATTCTTGTAGAGTTTGATAGTGCTGGGGCAAAGCTTTACAAGCATATTGCTAGAGAACTGCTGCAAGATCTAGATGAGGCTGTGGACTCTTTTGGTTCATCCTTTGATTTGTTTAGCCATTATTCAGGAGAAAGTACAAACCCTATAATGGATGCCCTAAAGGGAAAGGTTATGTCAAAGCTTACGGCTCTTCGTATGCTGTGCGACCACCCAGAGCTAGTTCTTAAGTCCCGTGCTACCTCAAAATATGTGGGAGAGTTAGAGGAGTCAGGCAAGCTTGATAAGATCTCAAGGTCTGTTAAGCTCGAGACACTCAAAGAGTATGTAGACAACTTCCTGGATCAAGACGAGCGCAATAAGGTTGTTATATTTACTAGCTATGTACATATGGTTTCTTTAATCAGAGAGAATATAGAATACGCTTCGGCGGGATATACAGGAGAGATGGATGCAAAAACTAAAGAGGCTTCTAAGGTTAGGTTTCAAACCGATCCAGATTGTCGTATTCTTGTTTCTAGTGATGCCGGTGGCTATGGGGTGGATCTTCCTCAGGCTAACCTACTTATTAATTACGACCTCCCGTGGAATGCGGGCCTTGCGATCCAACGCAATGGAAGAATTCGTCGTGCTTCTAGTACGTGGCCTTCTATAGTAATCCAAGACTTTCTTATGGAAGGCTCTATCGAGGAAAGGCAGCACGAGATGCTAGTACAAAAGACCTCTGTTGCTAACGCAATCATTGATGGTGAGGGTATCAACGAAGCCGGTGGTGTCAACCTAACTGTTGGCACACTTAGGGCTTTTTTAGAGAACGTTTCGGTCTAGACTTATCCTATGCCAAACGCACCTAAGACCCCAACCCGCACCATCCGGGTATCAGATGAGCTCTGGTCTGCTGTCAAAATTAAAGCAGCCGAGGATAGCCGTACCGTCACAGATGTGATTGTAGAGGCTCTTAGAGCCTATATTGATACTGATTTGCAATCCCTAGAGTAATCGGGTATCCTATAACCAGGGGGTAAGACATGCCAAAGGTTATAAAGAAAGACGATCCAAAAGACCCAGGAATCATGGGCAAAATACGTACGTACATTACTCTTAAAAACCAAGTAGATGACCTGTCTGCTGAGCGTGATTCTTTGAAGAAGGATCTTATAGAGTTAGTGGATACTGAGGGTGAGCCAGATGAGAAGGGCCATATTTGGTACCGGTTGCCTGAAGAAGTAGAGGGCATCAATTCACTACAGCGCCAGCGCAAGGTATCGCAAAGATTAGACTCCAGTGTTGCTGAACCTATGTTAAAAGAAAAGGGTATATACGACCGTTGTTACCAGATGGTTCCGGTATTAGACGAGGCAGAAGTTATGGCTTGCTTATACGAGGGTCTTATCACAGAAGAAGAAATTGACGCTATGTTTCCTAAAAGCGTAACATATGTGTTCTTAGCAAAGGGTTAATATGGAAGATAAGGTAGATAAGTTCTTTGAGGACCTGGATGAGTACTATCCTGGTTCAAAGAGGAAACGTCGTGCCTTAGATCCAGATGTAGCTCCTAAGAAGCCAGTTAATTTAGATTCCTGGGATGCAAGTCCACAGGTTAAAAATCTACCGAATGGAAAGACGGTAGAACTTTACAGTGTTGGGTCATTGTGCCAAGCATTGGGAAGACCGATAGTGACCGTAAGACTTTGGGAACGCAAGGGTTATATACCACGTGCACCCTATCGTCTCAAGTCTATGATTGTAGATGGAGTAAAGAAGCCAGGATGGCGTATGTATTCCAAAGCTATGATTGAATCTGCTATCAAAAGTTTCCAAGACCGGGGCCTCATCGGTGCCCCCAGAGTTGACTGGAATAAGCATCCAGATCTATCAATTGAATTGATGGAATCATGGACGCTTATTCATAGTCAAGAAACCGAGTAACCACCTATCGTACGGACTCGACAGAGTCCCAGATATCAGCCAACTACCGAAAGGGTCAACATGACCAGCTCACTTAAAGTCAAGACCGCAGTACCAAACGTTAACGAGTACGCAGATCCTACAGAGGAGGAACTCGTTGAACTCTTTACAGAAGAAGATGAGAACGAAGCCCCTGAGCAATCTTCTGTAATCCAAACTGGTTGGGCAGCCGCTAAGAAGGCTACCGCAAAGACAACCAAGACTTTCGCTACTGACTTCCGTTTTGATGAGGATGTTCAGCTTATTAAGTTCATCTCTGATGAACCACACGTGTTCATGCAACACTGGATCAATCGTCCAGGCAAGAAGTCCTTCATTAGCATTGGTGAGGGCGACCCACTTATTGCTGTAGGAAGCAAGCCTGACCAGAAGTTTGCATTCACAGTTCTTAATCTCTCCGATGAAGAGCCACAACTCCAACTGATGATCGTAGGGGTACGCCTATGTGGTCAGTTAGAGAAGCTCGCCTCTAATGCAAAGACGGGTCCCTTGAACCGTCCTGATCTCTATTGGGCAGTAAGCAAGACCGGTACAGGTACCAAGACTGCTTACTCAATCGTTCCTGTAAAGGAACGTGACCTCGCTGAGGAATGGCAACTAGACCCAGTCGCTTGCGCTGAGTTGATCAAGACAATGAAGCCTCTAGGCAGGGATGCTCTTCACATCTCTACAAAGGCTGAGTTGGCAGAGATCGCTCGAGAAATCGCAGCCAACTAATCTAGTCCATTACTGTTGGGGGCCCGGTTTTAACCTCCTTTCTACGGGCCCCTAACTCAACTTAGGGAGAGCAATGAATATAGTTACCACCACAGAACAACTTGCCGAGGTGCTTGACGCCTACATGGCGCAAGATGCTTTTGTATTTGACGTAGAAACTGTAGGCGATCACCGAGGTGACCCACGCCTAAATATTGTTACGTGGATTGCTATGGCAACCGAAGGCCGTGTAGACGTTATTCCTATGGGCCACCCTAACGGCGACTATGTTCGTACTGAGTTCCCTCTGCTCCCTTCTGCGCAAGATCGCATTATAAAAGGTTTGCCTATCCGTCCTTCTGATTACAGCAAGGATGAGCGTAAGGCCACTAAGATTTTTACAGAGGCTCCAGAACAACTTACTGCTGGAGAAGTGTTCAAGACCCTCAAGCCATTGTTTACTAGCGATAAGCTTAAGATCGGCCACAACTTAAAGTTTGACCTACAGAGCGTAACTAAGTACGTAAAAGAACTTCCTGCTCAACCTTACTTCTGCACACTCAATGCTGCCTTTGTCCTTAATACAAGGAACAGCCTGCATCTTGGCCTAGCCGATTGTTTGAAGCGTGAGCTTGGCTACGAGATGGTCAAGGGCGTAGGTAAAGAAGTAGAGGCGTATTCCTTTGATGAGGTTGCCACCTATGCTGGTTTAGACGCAGAGTGGACTTGGAAGCTTTACCAAAAGTATCTCGCTGACTTGGGCACCGATAAGCTAGCCGGTATCTTTAAGCTTGAGATGGATGTTCTTGAGGTTATCTGCCGCATGGAGCTTCGAGGTGCAGACATTGACGTCAACTCCCTATCTACATTGAAAGCTGACTTAGAGGTTCAGTTAGAGACCACTAAAGCAAAGATCTACAAGTTTGCCGGCAAGGCCTTTAACATCAACAGCGTTCCAGAGAAGCAGACTATCTTGTTCTCTAAGAAGGCTGATGGTGGGCGGGGGCTACGTCCTAAGGTTCTCACACCTGCAGGACAGAAGAGGGCCGATGCCGGCACCGAGCCTACGGTAAATGACTTCTCTGTATCAGAGCCTGCCATCAAGATGTTTGAGGGCAAGGACGCTTTGGTAGACGCACTACTAGAGTACTCAGATCTTAACAAGCTTCTTACTACTTATGTAATTCCATATCTAGGCGGAGACATTACTCGCACAACCGGCGGTAAAGCTAAGGTTGTGGCTAAGAAGTCTATTATGATTAAGAACCGCATCCACACCGACTTCATTCAATATGGTGCAGAGACTGGTCGTTTCTCTAGTCGTAACCCTAACCTACAGAACGTACCTAACCCACGTACTAAAAACGGTAAGGCTATCCGCAACCTGTTTATTGCCCCAGAAGGTTACAAGCTTGTAGTTGCTGACTATTCCCAGATTGAGCCACGTGTCCTTGCTTCTTTCTCTAAAGACAGGATCTTGTGTGGCGCATATATGGATGGTGAGGATATCTATACCACCATCGGCAGCACAGTTGGAGTAGATCGCTCTGCTGCCAAAACTTTGGTTCTAGCCATGATGTATGGTGTGGGACCTGACAAGATCGCTACCTCTATTGGGGTAACGGTTCCTGAGGCACGAAGGTTGCTTGATGAGTTCTTTCATAAGTTCCCTGCTATCGCTCGTTATAAGAAGCAGGTGATCAAGGAGAGCCGTAACCGTAGTCCTATCCCGTATGCGCTAACCTACATGGGCCGTCGCCGCTATCTGCCAGAACTCAGATCAGATGTACAATGGGAACGCTCTAGGGCAGAACGTCAGGCGTTTAACACTGTTATCCAAGGTTCATCAGCAGATCTTATTAAGCTAGCAATGATTAGGGCTAATAAGCTTATCCCTGATGAGGCAAGCTTGATCTTAACAATTCATGATGAACTTGTTACGGTCACTCCTGACAATCTTGTTGAAGAGACTGAGGCAGCAATTCGTGAGGCCATGGAAGGCATCAATGCTCTGCAGATCCCTATGATCGCAGATGTTAAGACAGTTCAGCGTTGGGGAGAGGCAAAGTAATGTTCGGGCGCAAAAAGAAAAGGATGGTTGTTTTTGAGGATTCCCTCAATAAGCACATCCCTTTGCCGGTACTCATTAGGCAGACTATCTACGATACTATGCTTATGCCTGCAGAAGAGATCGCAGAGATTATGGGCTTACCGCCTATCTCAGAAGAAGTATCCGAGATGGAAGAACGGGCAAGCCAGGAGCGTCTAGAGAGGTTTGCTCACCTCATACCTTTTATAGACTCCCACGCAGATGTCTGCTCAAAAATAGCTATAGCAGCCTATCTAATTGAAGAAGAAGATTCCCCTAAAGAGGAGAAGTATACGGACGATGACATTGACTCCTTAGCCAAGATGTTCAGGCTAGTGTCTCTATCTGCAACCATGTCCTGCCTATCAACATTGTTTAATCTAGAACTAATACAAGAAAGGGATATCCATAGTGTCAACTAATTGGTGGGCAAACAAGTTAGGTGGCGGTGCGTCTGCTCCTGCAAGCACTCCCGCAACCGGACCTTTGCCTGGAAACGTATATCAACCTACCACGGTAAACACTCCGGTTACCTATGATCCTAGCAGGGACCAAACAGTAACCAAAGCAGTAAGCGCACGCAACAACGATAGTTGTCCAAACTGTTTCTCAGGCAACTACTTTGCTCCTCAAGGTACTGGTCGTGCTCGATGCTACGACTGTGGATACCCATTGTTGCAGCAAGGCTCCGGCGCAGGAATGCCTGGCGGAGGTAGCGGAGGCGCTGCAACCCCAGCTAAACAAGTCGGGCAATCAGGTGGCTTTAACCCAAACGTCATAGTAGATAGGATCGGATAATGGCAGTAATCAGTCCAGATGCACTCAAGGTAGTTGCAAACATTAACAAGAAGCTTGGTGCTGGTACGGTTGTCCGTGCTAGTGAGGTCAATCTTCCTAACCGTATCCCTACCGGATCTCTAACCCTAGACGTAGTTCTTGGTGGGGGTTGGCCTATGAACCGTTGGGTAGAACTTGTAGGCGAAGCGTCTCATGGAAAGACTGCCATTGCCTTGCGCACCATCGCAGCTAACCAGGCTAAGAACCCAGAGTTCACTGCCGTGTGGATTGCTGCAGAAGATTTTGATCCCGAGTACGCAGAGCTTTGCGGGGTTGATACAGAACGTGTAATTATCGTAGAGACTAATAGTATGGAGGATGCATTTGACGCAGTTATTCAATTCATGGAAAGCAAAGCGGTTGACATGGTTGTTATTGACAGCCTTCCTGCTCTTGTTCCTAGTGCAGAAGATGAAAAGCACATGGGAGAGTTTACTGTGGGACGAGGAGCTTTAATAACCAACAAGTTCTTCCGTAAAGTTTCGTCCGCTACCAAGCGTGACCTTATCGAATCAGAACGTCCAGTGCTGGGCATTATGATCAATCAGTACCGTATGAAGATCGGCGTCATGCACGGCGACCCTCGTACAACACCAGGAGGTCTTGGCAAAGACTACGCCTACAGCGTTCGTTGCGAAGTAAAGCGTGACGATTGGCTCGAGGTAGGCACCGGACAAGAGAAGCGTCGTGTGGGGCAAACGATTCGTGTCCGTACTATTAAGAACAAGACCTATCCCCCACAGCAGACTGCTTACCTGGACTTCTACTTCTCAGAGGGTGGGCCTATTGATGCCGGTAGCTATGACACCGGTAAAGAGATTGTCTCTCTAGCCATCTTGAATGGCATTGTAGAACGTCGTGGCGGCTGGATGTATTATAAGGATCGTAAGTGGCAGGGTGCACAGGCTCTGATTGACTCTCTTCGTGAAGAGTTGGACCTCAGTTCCGAGATTAGCGCTGCAGTTATGGATACCCTTAAGAACAGCCCAGCCCTAATGATGGAGACTCCTGATGAAGAGTGAGGGTCAGAAGCAGTCCCTTAAGCACGAGAAGCGTCTGGCTGCCCTAACGGGTGGCCAGCGCAGTGCTGGTTCAGGATCCTTTTGGTCTCGTAAAGGTGATGTCAGAAATGACCACTACCTGTTCGAGCATAAGTGGACCAGTAAGAAGTCTTTTAGCATCCAGTCCTCTATCCTGGACAAGATAACCACAGAGGCTATCTTAGACAGCAGGGAGCCGGTGCTGGCCTTTCACCTAGATGGCCAAGACTATGTGATTATCCAAGAGCACCATTTTCATGAATTAACAAATGCCATGTACAATAGCGGTGTGGGGGGCCACAACGAATTGGACTAATAAATGGTATTGCGTTACTCAGACGACCCATCATGGACTTGGCGGTATGACGCCAAGTGTCAGGGAGAAGACACAGAGATCTTCTTTCCTCCAAGAGATAAAGCATTGTACAAACCGATTGCAGATAAAGCTAAAGCTATTTGTTGGGGTAAGGACGGTCGCCCTCCTTGCCCAGTTAGACAAGAGTGTCTTAAGGAAGCTATACTGGTATCGGAGCAGCACGGAATATTTGGCGGCATGTCGCATAGAGAAAGAAATGCTGTAGAGCGTAAGATCAAAAAACAGGGGATCACTCTAGATGAGTGGTTGGAGAAAGAGGGCAGAAAGTATGGGCAAACCTAAGACTATTGCCAGTAAAGATCTAAAGGCATTTCTAGCAACCAGTAAGCGTGAGACTCGTTTAATGGGTGCTGTAGAGCGCCACGTATTGTCCCGTCCGTTCGATGATCGGGACATGAGCTACATCCACCCTTCAGATATTATTAAAGATGATTGGTGTGCACTTGCGCAGTACCACGCACTTAAGGGTAACTATGTAGAGACTCGAGATAAGCCTACAGCCCGACTTGCATCTATCTTTGCAGAGGGCCACACCATCCACGCTAAGTGGCAGAACTGGTTTAAAGAGATGGGCGTTCTCTATGGTAAGTGGTCTACGCCAAAGCTAGCACCTTTCTGGTCATCATCATCTAGCTTTACTGACTTAGGTTGGGAAGAGATCCCTACCTACATGGAAGTGCCTCTACGTAGCGATAAGCATATGATGCGTGGACATGCTGACGGCTGGATCAAAGGTCTAGGCGATGATTGCTTAATTGAGATCAAGTCCCTAGGTTCTGGCGGTATACGCATGGAAGCTCCTGCTGTAATGGAGCAGGCTAACGGTAACGTAGAGCTTGCTTGGAAAAACATCAAGACTCCTTTCCGTGCACACCAGCTTCAGGGTCAGGTCTACCTCCACCTTTGCCATCTGATGGTTGAGGAGGGGTCGCTAGATTCTGCTCCCAAAGAGATTGTCTTTATCTATGAGCTTAAGGCTAACCAAGAGTACAAAGAGTTTGTTGTAGCTTACAATCCAGAGTTTACAAAGGAAATCTTTGACAAGGCTCTAGATGTAGCGTGGGCTGCTAACAACGACCGCCCACCGCTTTGTAGTATAAACATTGAAAAGGGCTGCACACGTTGCGCCCCATTCCAGGAGGCAAAGTGAGCAAGGTGCACGATAACAAAGGTTACTGTGGAGAGTGTGGTAGTTACTCAACAGAGTGTAAGACACTTGACTTTCACGGTATGAAACAAAAAGTCTGTAAAAAATGTCGGGGGGCAAAATGAGTATCAGTAGAGATGTGTTAGCCGCAGTTAACGAACTTGGATTCTCTTTGACTGCAAAGCCTGAGTACGAGATTCCGGCGCTACCCCGTGACATTACTGAGCTGGATGACGAAGGTCTCATGGATCTCTTTGTTCAGTTTACGCAATGGAACGACCACCTAGCCGGTGCTCACGCTATTGCTATTATTAATGAGAGAGAAGCTCAACGAAACCTTGACACCCAGGAAGCTGCCAGTATGCTGCGGCATTGGACTGGTGCAAAGGGAGATCGTGTAGCCTTGATCAAAGCTCAGATCGCTTCTACTACCGAGGTTAAAGATTTGCAGCATGATCTAGATGTTAAGTATGCTTTCCGTAAGATCATTGAAACAAGAACTCTCAATGTTGAGAGGGATTCACAAGTAGTGTCTCGTGAGCTGACCCGCCGCACATCCGATGGTGGAGGCATGCGAGCTAGGACTAGGAGGTTCAATACATGAGTAAGCGCCAGGAAAAGATCGCCGCACGTATCGAAGAGCAACAGCTCTTTCTTAAAGCCCGTGAGCGGTTTAATATGTCTCGCTTCATGCAGGCCCACTACTTGGGTAAGCAGATGTTTGAAGAAGGTAAGGATAAACTTACTGATGGTGAGATCGCTATGCTAGAGGACCAAATAGCTGAAAACCAAACTATTATTGACGAGTATCTAAAGCGGGAGGGTCTATATGCCGAGCCAGAGTCGGAAACACCGGGGCTACCGGACACAGAAGTTAGTAGCTGAGTATCTTGCTAAACGAGGCTTTCCGTTCGCAGAAAGTACGGGTGCTGGTAGATCTGGCACTGATATTACCGGTACTGTTGGTATTGATTGGGAAGTAAAGGCTAGGGCTGATTTCAACCCTAGCGGGGCCATGAAGCAGCTCAAGGATCGTGCTAATGAGAATGATCTACCTGTGGTAGTTCTCCGCTTAAACGGCCAAGGGGAGGCTTCTGTAGGGGAGTTTATGACCTGCCTTCGGTTAGAAGATTTTGTGAAGTTAATTAGGGATGCGGGATACGGCGATACACCGTAAGATATGTTCCTAGGTGGGCGACTAAAAATCGAACCTAAAGGACTACAAATCGTGAATGAAGAAAAAGAAGACGGATTCTTGCGTGTAGGCGCTGGATCTAATGCCCAAGCCGTAGGCTCAGCCATTGCACACGCACTGTATGAATCACCACAGGTAAAGCTCCGGGCAGTAGGAGCATCAGCAGTAAACCAGGCAGTAAAGGCAATTGCAATCGCAAGAGGCTATGTAGCCCCTCGTGGTTTAGACCTTAGCTGCCGTCCAGGATTTACCACTGTAGAGTCTAGGGATGGCAACATCTCAGCAATAGTCTTTACAATCTCGGTAAGTTAATCTATTATTAGTACCAAGAGATCTCTAACAGTTAGGTACCAACATGGCAACTCCAGAACAAGAAGCATTGGCGGGAATGGCAAAGGTTGGCGCACCACGTGAGCCAATGGGCCAGAAGCCTGTTTCATTCACTTCTCCTTCAGCTAAGCCTGAACAAGGAACACCTGTAAAGAAGAAGAACACTGCAGCCGGTGATCCTACCGCAGCAGGCACAAAGAAGAACCGTGCTAACCGTCCTTACGCAGGACAGGAGCGTCTAGGCGCTCGCTACGGCGTTAAGGCAAGCTATGCACCACAGACAGAACCTGCTGCTGGTCTTACACAGGCTAACAGCAAGATCATCAGCCCATCAGTCATTCGTCAGAAGGATTCATGGTCTGAAGGAATGGAAACTTCCTACTAAATCGGATATACTATTAGCAGGGCCTGTAACAGGGCTCTGCTAATCTAAACATTGGGGGCAATGTGTTACAAGGGCTATACGAAAAAGCAAAAATCGAAAACGCTGCAAACCGTTGTGTTGTAGCTCAGTGGGGCATTCAGTTTGAGGGCGCAGATAGAGACGCATTCAATCAGTCTATTTCAGACGATGAGTTCTCCAATAAGAATCTATATAACCTTTACAAAGATGCCGGGGCTACCTTTAGTATCTCGTCTCTCCGTGCACATAGATTAGGAGAGTGCGGATGTCGCTAGGCGAATCATATAACGAGGCCAAGGCAGAGGTCGTTACCAACAATGCCATTAACTCTATTGAAAAGCTTCTTAAAGCTAACGGACTAACTCCAGAAGATGTTGGCAAGATCAGCAAGGTTAGTTTGTCTAATAACCCTGATGACACTAAGATCATCTTGTCTCCTGCTTGGAACGAGGGTCCAAAGTGGCAGCCTGTACAGCAGGCCGCACCTACAGTTGTACAGCCAAAGGTTCGTACACCTGCTCTAATTAGCAGTAACTGGAAAGTTGCAGTAGCACTTCCAGACCCACAGATTGGCTATCGCCGTTATGAAGACGGTACGCTAGACCCATTCCACGATGAGGACGCTATGGACGTAGCGCTTCAGGTAGTAGGTTTAGATCATGGCCATCCTGTAGATCAGGTAATTAACCTAGGGGATTTCCTAGACCTACCTATGTACGGCACCTATGAACAAGAAGCTGTCTTTGCGCATACCGCACAGTTGGCTATTGATCGTGGCCACTTGTTCTTAGCAGAGCAGCGTGCTGAGGCCGGTGCAGATGCTCGTATCATCCTTCTAGAAGGAAACCACGACAAGCGTCTTAACCGCTTCATCAATACAAATGCTGCTGCAGCTTATGGTTTGAAGGTGGCTAATATGCCAAACTCATGGCCTGTAAACAGCTTGCAGAATCTATTACGCTGTGACGAACTAGGAGTGGAGTTTATTGATGGCTACCCAGCTGCTGCACACTGGATTAATAAGCGTCTTCGTGCTATGCACGGTGATCGTGCTAACTCTTCTGGCTCAACGGCTGCACAATATGCGAATTCGAATCCAAATATCTCTACGTTATTTGGTCATATTCATCGCATGGAACAGCAATCCAAGACTGTATTTGATCGTGACCAGGCCATTAAAAGTGTCTCTTTTAGCCCGGGATGCCTCTGCAGGGTTGACGGTGCAGTCCCTTCCGTTAAGGGCGGTGTTGATGTCAAAGGTCAAGCTCTACAGTATTTTGAGAACTGGCAGCAAGGAGTAAGCGTTATCTTCTTTAAAGATGGGGATGATGATAGCTTCCACTTTGATCAAGTTCACATTCATAAAGGTAAGACTATGTACCGTGGACAAGAGATTGTATCTACAAGACTAGCAGTTCAGTAGTTACGTTTAGCGATACAGATAAGCCGGTGTAGTGCACAATATGTGCATACGCCGGCTTTATCTATTAGAGGAGACTCTGTGAGCAACAATACTATTAATATTTTGCAGGGTATCTCTGCTGCTTTGGCTATTATTGGTGCTTTTGGTTTCTCATTCCGTTGGGTTATCAAGCACTACCTATCAGAATTACGCCCAAACCACGGCTCATCCCTTAATGACAAGATCAACCTAGAGATTATTCCTCTTCTTAAAGAGCTTAGGGCACATCAAGAAAAGATCGGACTAAAGGTTGCTAAATTAGAGGGTCGTTTCGAACAACACGTAGACGACGTAGAGGCAGAATAATGTCGTACACGCCTCGTCCTGGTGACTACGGCGTAGTAAAGACTAACGGCTTTATTGGCAGACTCATCAGATTAACCACAACAAGTAGGTGGAATCACGCCGTAATCTACATTGGCGATGGAGCACTTATTGAGGCTAGACCTACTGGCGTTACTTTTGGCAAAGTAGATGAATATCCGGTAATAGCTTGGAATCAACATGAGTACAGCCTTACTGACGAACAGCGCAAGATCATCGTAGATTACGCTGTAGATCAAATTGGTAATCCGTATGGCTACCTAGATATCTTTGTAATCTTCCTACGTGCTTTTGGTTTAAAATTACCTCCAACTAAGCTATGGGTATCCCTAGCTAGGAGACAAGGCTTTATCTGTTCAGAGCTTGTATCTGAAGCCTATGAGCATGCAAACTATTCACTAAGTAAAAAACCCGATGCCCTTGTAACACCGGGTGATCTAGCAGAGAGGTTAATCTACCAGTGACAGACGCACATAAGCAAGCAATGAATCTTCACCTTGCTGTCTCTATCCCTGCCCATGAGCCTCGTGAGACAGATCCGCACTACCACTTGTTCAATCAGGCTAAGGCTAGGATTAAAAAGCAAGGCCTATGGAAGTGCATAATTGA